GCCCGCGTGGGGGCGCCTTTTCGCTTCCCCGGGGGGGATTGTGTGTGCCCCTACCCCCCGGGGGGGGCGGGGTTGTGGGGGGGGTTTGGGGTGGTGGGGGGCATGACTGGGTTACGATGCCAACGCAAACTGCCAGCGCTCCAGGTAGAACAGCCTATTGTCTTCTACAGGGCAGAAGGCGTTGTCGGAAACCTCAGCATCAGTGATGTGGAGTTCGGTAACGTGGGTGCCTATCCAGTCTTCGCCTTTGGCGCGGATCTTCCCAGAGAGCTTTACAACGAATGCGCGGGCCTTATCGCTTGGTGCCTCGTTGTAAAGGGCATCGGCGGCAATTTCGAAATTATTGATGGCGTTGGTCATGTTCGCTGCTCCTTGTTGTTGATCGACAATTACAGTATAGCGCACAACGTGCGCATTGCAAGGGATTTTTGTTGATCCAGGTCAAAAGAATCTCCGAATCTCCCTCTAGCCACCGCTAGTTCGCCCGCCAGCACGACGACCGTGCCGCGGGCTTTTTTACATCCCAGAACTGGAATAACGCGCAATACCGCGCAACTACCTAAGGGCGTTGCAATCATGGCCAGGAAATCAGCCCCATCCCAGGACAAGCTATCCGCGCTCGGAATAGAGGAAATCTGCTGGCGCATATCCCAATGTGAAACACTGCAAATGATTGCGGATAGTGTTGGGATTAATAAGCGGCAGGTTTGGGACTGGCTGCAGAAGTTTCCGCATCAATACGCGCGCGCGTTGGAAGATCGTGCCGATAAGGTCGTTGAAGACATCCTTGCCATTGCTGATACGCCAAAACTTGGCGTGACGACAAAGATCAACGATGATGGCAAGACCGAAACAACCGAGGGAGACATGATTCAACATCGACGCTTGCAGGTTGATGCCCGAAAGTGGCTTGCCGGGAAGATGGCGCCAAAGAAGTACGGCGACAAAATCGAGCAGACGGTCCAAGGCTCATTGACCGTCTCCACTGTGAACTATGCTCATAATCCCAAATGAGTGGGAGCCAAGACGGCACCAGTTGCCGTTACTGCAAGCGTTAGACGGTGGTAAAAAGAGAGCTGCTTGTGTATGGCACAGGCGCGCCGGAAAGGATTCCGTCAGCCTGAACTATACCGCCAAGTCATCCCTTGAGCGTGTCGGAGTCTATTGGCACATGTTGCCAACTGCTACACAGGCACGTAAAGTCGTCTGGGATGGGATCGATAAGGCTGGTCGCCGAATCATAGATCAAGTGTTCCCGCCGGAGATTCGGCGAGCGACGAACCAGAACGAAATGCGGATTGAGCTTGTAAATGGCTCTATCTGGCAGGCGGTCGGTTCGGACAACTTCAATGCTTTGGTGGGGGCCAATCCTGTCGGGGTGGTGTTCTCAGAATACTCCGTAGCAGACCCAAGAGCGTGGGATTACATCCGCCCTATCCTTATCGAGAATGGTGGGTGGGCAATATTCATCTATACATCTCGTGGAAAGAATCACGGGTACGAGCTATTGAAGATGGCTCAGGACAATCCTGATTGGTATTGTCAGACGCTTACCGTTCGAGACACAGGCGTATTAACGGACGACGATATTACGGCAGAGCGCAAGTCTGGCATGTCGGAAGCGATGATCCAGCAGGAGTATTACTGCTCCTTTGAGTCGGCACTAGAAGGGGCGTATTACGGCGCCCTGATGGATTCCGCAGGGCAGGACGGTCGCATTACCTCAGTTCCATATGATCCATCCGCGCAAGTAGTGACTGCGTGGGACCTGGGAATGGGAGACTCGACCGTGATTTGGTTTGCGCAGGTGGTCGGCAAGGAAATCAGGATCATTGATTATTACGAATCCAGCGGAGAAGGGTTCGCCCACTATGCCAAGGTTCTCAGTTCCAAGCCTTACGCTTATGGCGATCATTGGGCGCCTCACGATATTCAAGTCAGAGAATTAGGGACAGGGCGCAGCCGCCTAGAGGTCGCGGGAAACCACGGAATAAAGTTTCGCGTCGCTCCAAATTTGGCAATTGAAGACGGGATCGAAGCCGCTCGCGTGATGCTGCCGCGGTGCTGGTTTGACGCCAAGAAATGCGATTACGGCGTAGAGGCGCTGAAGTCTTACCGTAAATCGTACAACGACAAAATGAAAACGTGGTCTATGAGTCCGGTGCATGACTGGTCTAGCCACGCTGCAGACGCTTTTCGGTATCTGGCTGTTTCTGTTGATCGCCACAGCGGCGCGATGAAGCCAATCAAATACCCTTCACTCGGGATTATCTAATATGAGCATGGCACAAGAAGCCGAGATAGAGATCCTACGGCGACGCATTGCATCTCTCGAAGCCCAGACAGCGGCATTGATCGAAGAGATGGCGCGGATCCTGGAATGGATCGCTGCGCGCAAGCCGGGGCCGAAGCCGCATGGCTAGGGGAATGACCGATAACGAGCTGCTTGCGCTCGTCGGTCAGTACGAGAAGACGGCACTTGGCGCAAGTGTGTCCGCGGGGGCCACTGTTGGCGGGAATATCTCGCCCGCTGGGCAGCAGATGTCGACGTTGGAGGTCGATCGTTACAATGCGCTGAATTCCTATTTCGCTCGCCCGATGGGTAACGAGGTCGCGGACCGGTCGCAGGTTGTGATCCCTGAACTGAGAGATACCATCGAGTGGGTGATGCCGCAATTGATGCGGATGTTTGCTGCCACCCAGAAAGCGTGCCAGTTCGACCCAGAAAACGAGAAGGACGAGGAACAGGCCGAGGTTGAAACGGATGTCGTCAACCACGTCTTCATGAAAATGAATGAAGGATTTTTCATTCTTCACGACATGTTCAAGGATGCGCTGCTGTTGCGCAATGGCTATGCCAAGGTCTATTGGGACCAAGAACGCAAAACCTCCGTCGAGTCCTACACGGGGCTGACGGAGCCAGAAGTGACGCAGTTGATGCAGAACGACGACGAAGTGGAAGTTCTCGGGCAGTCAGAGTCTGTTGTCCATGTCCAGACGCCGATGGGTCTCGTTCCCGTGAATGTCTTCGATTTGCGGATCCGCAGAACCGCGATGGTCGGGCAAGTCAAGGTAGAGTGTATCCCCCCCGAAGAGATTCTTATCAGCCCGAAGGCGCGCGACGGGTTTGACGGTATCCCGTTTGCCGAGCACAAAACCAAGGTGACGCGCTCAACCCTGAAGGAGATGGGCTTCGATGCGGACAAGATTGAAAGCATTTCACAAGGATCACCGGATTGGCTGAACTTAGTCTCGCTGGCACGCGACGAAGTCACCGATCAACTCGGGGAAGATAATCCAACCGACAAGGCCAGCCAGGAGGTTGATCTGCGCGAGGTCTATCTGCGTGTTGATTTCGACGGAGACGGTATTTCAGAGCTTCGCCGGCTCATGATCGGTGGCGACAGCCTGTTGGAAAATGAAGAGTGCGACGAGATCCCGATCGCCTACTGCTCTCCGATTCGCATGCCTCATCGGCATGTCGGGATTTCGTACTACGACATCCTGAACGATCTTCAAGTAATCAAGACAACGCTCTTCCGAAATGGCCTAGACAATCTCTACGCGACAAACAACGAACGCACAGCCATCAACTATCGCAACGTCAATATCGATGATCTGCTGACTACGCGCCCGGGTGGCGTCATTCGTGTTGATGGGCCACCCGGTGAAAACATTCTGCCGATGGGCGCTCAGTCGAACATGATGCAGCAGATCATCCCTGCAATGGACTATGTCGACTCCATGCGCGAGATGCGTACAGGGATCGGAAAAGACACGATGGGCGTCGATGCGGATGCTTTGCAGGATGTCACGAAAGGCGGACAGTTGGCAGCAATGTCTGCTGCGGCCCTCAAGGTTGAGCTTGTCGCCAGATTGCTGGCTGAGGGCGTCAAAGACCTATTCCAGAAGATCCATACTTGTCTTCTGCACCATCAAGACAAACCCATGACCGTGAATATCACCGGCAAATGGGTCGATGTGAATCCGGCCGAGTGGAAGAGTCGCACGAAAGTCTCGATCAATGTCGGGCTTGGTTCTGGCAATCGTGAAGAGGCGCGCGGCAACCTCGCCATGCTGATGAGCCTGCAGGAAAAGGCCGCGCCGTTTGGGATCGTTGGCCCTAAAGAGGCATACGAAACGTCGAAGCAAGGTGTTCATTTGCTCGGATATGAAAATCCACAGATGTTCTTTATGGACCCAGATTCTCCGGAATATCACCAGGCGCAGCAACAGAAACAGCAGATGTCGCAGATGAATCCGGACATCATGAAAATCCACATTCAGGGGCAAATTGCGCAACAAACGGCTCAGATGAAAGCGCAGATGGATGCCCAGGCCGACGCTCGGGATGCTCAATTGGCGCAGATCCAACAGCAAGCGCAGGCTCAACAGAATGCTCAGGCTCAGCAACTGGAGGCACAGCGACAGGCCATGCAATCGCATCAGCAAGCGCAACTCCAACAATTGCAGATGGCGAGCGATGAGCGCATGGCGCAGATGCAGCAGAGCATTAATGTCCTCATCGCTCAACTGAACAACCGGGCAAAGGTCGAGGTTGCGGAATTGGGCGCGCTGACCACCCTAAGCGGACAACAAATAAGCGCAGCCCAGGCTGCTACGCCTGACGAGGGAATATGAACGCTGAAGAAGAAGTGATCCGCGGCGGTTCAGCGCGAGAATTACTGGATTCAACCGTCTTCAATGAGGCGAAAAAGCACGTCATCGATGGCATCAACTACCAGATGTCGAAATGCCCTATTCACGATCAGACCATGCACACGCGGTTGATCATGATGCTGCAATTGTGGCAAGTCTTGGAGGGGTATTTACAACAAGTTGCCGACTCGGGACGTATGGCTGATTTCCAACTCGCACAACAGGAAGAACAGCGTAAGAGGTTCAAGCTGTTCGGTTAGCAGAGCAACCGCGCCCGGACGGCTTCCGGGCAAATCCTAACGCAGTGATGCGCCGGGGGCGGGTGGAAGTCCCGCTCATTGACATGGAGCAATCATCAAATGGAAACCACCCAGACGGGCGTTTCATCAGATCCAGAAACAAATTTTCAAGGTCTTTGGGACAGCGGCGCATTCGAGCCGACGAAAGAACTTCCGCAGGCAGAAAATCCCGAGCCGGAGCCGGAGCCGGAAGTCCAGGCCAAGGAACCGGAAGCCAAAGAGCCAGAAGCCAAGGAAGAAACGCCGGAGCCGGAAGAAAAACCGGAAGCTAAGCCGGAAGAGGAACCGGAAGAATACGCGACCCTGGAAGATATGCTCCGGGCACAGAAGATTGACCCGGAGTCAGTCAAGTCGCTTCCTGTCACAGTCAAGATCGACGGCAAGGAACAACTCGTTCCGCTGTCCGAAGTCCTCAAGTCGTATCAACTTGAAGGGCACGTCAACAACAAGAGCATTGAGCTTTCCAACGCACAGAAGCAATTCGCGGCGGAAGCGGAAGCGGCTCGGACGCTCGTTCGCCAGCAATTAGAGCAGACACAGAACCTCGGCAATCTTGCCATGCAGCAATTGAATCACGAATTCAATCAGATCAACTGGCAGGAACTCCGGGTCACGAATCCGGGGCAATACGCCGCACTTCTCACGGATTACCAGGGGCGCCAGAACCAGATTCAGAATCATCTCGGGCAGATCAATCAACAGCAAGCACAGATCGCCCAGCAGAACCAGCAAGCCCTTCAGCAGCGCTTCGAGAGCGAGAAGCAAGTGATGCTGGAGAAGCACCCGGAATGGCGTGACCCCACCGCCCTGAAGGGAGCACAAGAAAAGATGTTGAGCTATGCAAGATCAGTCGGTTTCACCGATGCCGAGTTAAGCCAAGTGTATGACCACCGTTTCATGGCTATTTTGCATGATGCGTCGTCGCAGGCGGCCCTCCAAGCAGCGCAGCCCGAAACCCTGAAGCGCGTGCGCGAAGCGCCAAAGATGGCGAAAGCGGGAACACGGCAAAACACAGATCCGGCCAATGCATCCAAGCAGAAGGCCATCGAGCGATTCAACGCCAATCCGCGAGACGTGGATGCACAGGCGGCGCTCTTTTCCGTACTCGCAGCATAAACTTTAGGAGCATAATCATGGCTGTCCCCTCGAATACTCTGCAGACTTACACGCAGACCAACATCCGCGAAGACCTGATCAACGCGATCTACAACGTCGACCCGTTCAAAACCCCACTTCTGAACATGGCGAAGAAGACTGCCGCCAAGCAGGGGTATCACGAGTGGAATACCGACTCGCTTGCGTCCCAAAACCTCTCCAATGCCGCCATTGAAGGCGACGATCCGGCCGCTATTTCGCTGGCCGCCACCACGCGTTTGGGCAACTATGTCCAAACGTCCAATAAGACCATCCAGATCTCCGGCAAGTCGCAAGCGGTCATTGCCGCTGGTGACTCCAATAAGATGGGCTATCAACTCCTGAAGAAGTCCAAGGAACTCAAGCGCGACATGGAAGGCATTCTTACTTACAACCAGGCCAAGGCTGCAGGATCGTCCTCGACTGCTTCCTTGTCGGCAGGTTTGCCGACTTGGTTGGGCACCAATACCGTGTTCCTCACGACCGGCACAACGGCTGGCGCAAACCCGGCCGCGCTCACGGGTGCGGATGTTCGCGTGTACAACAACACATCTGGTACCGCAGTAACAGCAGCTATCACGGAGGCCGAAGTCAAGAGCGTCCTGCAGAAGATATTCACCTCGTCCGGCGAGTCTCCTGAATACTGCCTGGTGTCTCCGGTCAATAAGCAATTGATCTCCGCTTTCACCGGCCCGGGCACTCGTTTTAACCAGGTGGAAGACAAGACGCTGCAGACGGCGGTTGACGTCTACCAGTCCGACTTCGGCGAAGTGAAGATCATCCCTGACATCTTCCTGGCGCACTCGGGCGACTGCTTCTTCATCAATCCGCAGTACGTCAAGGTTGCATACATGCGTCCGTTCCAGACCATACCGCTCGCGAAAACCGGCGACAGCGACAAGAAGATGTTGCTTGTCGATTACTGCCTGGAGGTTGGCAACGAGAAGGCGCTGGGCGCGATCTACGACACAACTGGCTGATCTTAGCGGCAAGCAACACAAGGGGCGGCTTCGGTCGCCCCTTTTCTTTTGGAGATTAGCATGGATCGACCTTTCCGCCTCATTCCTGGCACAGGGCAGATTTTGGCCATTGGCGCTACTTCTGTTGCCTCTACTGCATTCGGTTCGCAGACTTACGCAATCATGGTGGCCGCATTGGGGAACTGCCATATAGCAACGGGCACCACCCCTGTGGCCGTAGCGACTGACTACCTCGTTAAATCGAGCGATCAACCCCTCATTCTTGCCGTGTCTCCTGGCGATAAAATCGCCGTCATTCAAGACGCGTCCGCTACGGGCAATTTCTCTGTCGTCGAGCTGACGCACTGACATGCGCATTCAGTATAAAGAGGAAGGCGACAAGGTATTCGTCACGCACACCCAGGATCTTGAAGCCACCATCAAGGCCAACCATGAGCAGATGGCGCAGCGATCGGTCTTCGACAAGAAGGGCGAAATGCACCACGTCATGCGCGTCCCGCACGTCATTCTGATGAAGATATGTCAGGAAACTGGCTTGGATTTCTTCGACAAAGACGACGCGAAGGAAATAATGAAGATCCTCAAGAGACCTGAATATGCGGCATTTAGGACGTATCCCGGGGCGATCTGATGGCTACCATCACCGACTACGCTTCACTCTCGGCCGCGGTGGCCAGCTGGACGCACCGATCCGATGTGGCCGCGAATCTAGACTACTTCATCCAGGTCGCAGAAAACAGGATCTATCGGGAAGTCTTCTCGTTGAATCAGGGCCGAGGCGTTCGCCAGATGGAGGCGGCTTTAAGCGGCACGATCGCCAGTAACGCCATCCCCGTACCGGCTGATTATCTCGGGCTGAAGATTGCCCAGATCAATAACGGGGGGAACGCTTACCCCCTGGAACGCAAAAATGAAGAATTTGTGTTTAACAATTTCCCCATGCAACAAGCGTCGGGGATGCCGATTGTTATCGCACGCTCGGGATCCAACTTCATCTTCGGTCCGTATGCTGATGCAGCCTATGCGATCACGGGAACCTATTGGCAGAAAGCCGCTGCCCTGTCCTCGACCAACACGTCGACATGGATGATAACGACAATACCCGACTGCCTGTTAGCGGCCGTTCTGGTGGCCTGCTATCAATTTACGCGTGATGCTTCAGGTGCCCAGACATGGGAGGGGCAGTATCAAACGGCCCTCCAATCATTCATCACACAAGACAAGTCAGAAAGCTGGGGCGGCTCTTCCCTGGCAATCACTGCGGGGTAGGCTATGGCTCTCGAAACGGGTACATATATCAGCGATCTGGTCGCTACCAATCCAACCGCGGCTGATCCGAAGTCACAGGGTGACGATCATCTGCGCCTGATCAAAAGTACGCTACAAGCTACTTTCCCTCATATCAACGGGGCTGTCACCCTGACGCTAGCGGACCTGAATGCGCTGCTCAATGCCGCCACGACCGGCGCCACGATTCAGGTTACAACTCAACCACTCACAGATAACAGTTCAAATGCCGCAAGTACCGCATTCGTCGTAGGGATAGCATTCAAAACTACCCTTCCGGCCCAAAGTGGGAATGCCCTTAAGTTCGTCACCACAGACGGAACGAATGCGAGTTGGGCGTATGCCTCGATGGTCCCGTCAGTGGTGAGTGCGACCACTCAGACAGCGGCAGCGGGGAGTAACTACCTACTGACAAACGCAGCCGCGACGACGGTAACGGCTCCAGCAACACCGGCCGATCAGGACATGTTTGCCGTCACTCCGCTGAATTCACTGACGACAAACGCAGTGGACTTCGGAACTGCGACCTATATGGGTCCATTCGGGAGCGGAACAGGAGTTTTCACGCTCGATGCCGGCCCGCAGACCTTTGAATATTCCTCCAGTCTTTCCAAGTGGGTGATGCTATGAGCGGAAATCAATCTGCACTATTAGGGCTGCGGAGGGTTCAATCTCCCGCGGTATTCTTCCCTAGTTCGACTACTTACACGATCCCCGCATCTGGATGGTATCGCCTATCCGCCGTGGGCGCCGGAGCTTCTGGCGGCGCGATCTTTACCACAACTACAGGCGGTGCCGCGTCAGGTGCTGGTGGTGGTCAATTCGCAGAGGGCGAGTATTACCTAACTGCGGGAACTGTCGTAACTATAGTCATCGGTGCTGGTGGTGCAGCAGCAGTATCGAGTATCAGCGGAACTGGTGCAGCAGGTAACGATGGCGGTAACACGACAATTACATGCACTGGCGTTGCCATCACCGCGCATGGTGGCAAGGCTGGGGCTTTCACCGTCACGAATGCAGCGACAGCCCTTGGCGGTCTTGGTGGCACAGGTGCGACCGGGGCGCAATTTACAGCCGACGGGGGTAAAGGCGGCGATGCCACGCACACGACAAATGCCTGCCCAGCTGCCGGCGGAGGTGCGGCGGGGTCTCCGTTAGGAACTGGCGGAGCAGGCGGCGACACTACTCAGACAGGACAAGGAGGGGCAGGCGGCGGTGCAATTGGAGGTAAAAAGGGTGGTTCCGTATCCGGGTCTGGCACAGCATCTGCCGGTGGCGCTGGTGTTGGTGGTGCCGGGCTAGATCAAGCGGGGGTAGGGGCTTCCTTGGGTGGGCCGAACGTCATTGGTAGATCAAGTGCCGCAAGTGCTGATGGTGTGAGGAGAAATGCTGCAACGCAAGTGGCCACGGGCTTTGAACCTGGATTCGAGTCATTAATAGATCCTTTTAGGTGTTTGACCGGTGGCGGTGGAACTGGATCTGCCTCACCTACTACTTCATCCGGTCCTGGAGCTGGGGCAGGTGGCTCAGATGCTACAGTCGCCGATCCTGTCGGGCCTGCTGGTGTGCTAGGCGGCTCTGGTGGACGCGGGATACCAAATACCGCAGTTCAGTCCGGAGCTACCCTTTTAGGCGGTGGGACTGGCGGTGCCGCGTGTTCAACTACAGGTCCCGCGACTTCGGGTACTTCCGGTAATGGCATCGTAACAATCGAAAGGATTGGATGATGGCAACCTATAAACTGAGCAACGGCAACATCATCGTCGCAGATGCAAGTTTCATCGCAGCGAATCATCCAGATGCGGTGCTGATACCAGATCCTCCGGCGGTCATCCCTCCCAATCAATGGCCGGCCTTCGACTTCTACCGCAAATTCACCGCGGCGCAGCGCATCGCCATTCGGAACCTCGCCATGACTGATCCCGTGGCAGCAGACTTCATGCACACGCTTGACTCGGCGATTGCGAGCGGGACGGCGGTCATTGCGAACGATCCAGACTTGACGGCTGGACTGGCGTATTTCACGACGGCACTTGCGGGGAATGCTGCGTTCCCGAGCGGGTGGGCTGCAGCGCTTGTAGCGTAGAACAATCGACTTCAGCTATGCCGCCTCCGGGCGGTTTTTTTCGTCCATAGACCGCCAATATGCCAATAGTC